ATACAGTTCTTAGCAACCTCGCTAAGACGTTCATATGCTTCTAAGAAGCCGTTTGGTCCACGTTTGCCAGCAATATGGACATTGATCTTCATATCTTGGAAGGTTTTGCCATATCCCATCCAACGTGTCATATCAGCGTGGTATTCAAATTCTAATATCGACCTATCGACAATTCCACTGTCGTCACTTGCCAACACGCAAAACTGCCCAGGATGAAAAGACAAGCGAACGCCAGTATCACGAGCCAAGCGTCCAATTTCGGCAAAAGTCCGTTCCGCATACGCTTGAACATCTTCCATGCGCCAAAAATAAATCCACTGCTCGTGAGTATATAGAGTGAGAATGTCGCTACTAATCCTAACCATTCGTAAGTGTTCATCTAACGTACCTACCTTTTGTACCAGTTTACGAGTTGCCTCAATATTTTGTTTCATTAATGACCAAAGCTTTGCTTCAGCTGTTTTCTGGGTTTGCCGATTAAGCCACGCTACGGTAGTAGTACCGGTATTATATTTCTTACAATCATCAGTTGCTTTAATACCGTCAACTTGTGATGGGTTATCGATCCATTTGCAAGCAAAACCTATTTTATTCATGTTAAATTTCAATAGTTAAAAATTACATAATATACTGATTACTAATCATTGTCAATAGACAATTCAGATAGTTGTTTTTTTAATGCTTTTATGTCATTTAATAAGTCAGCTATGATCGCATATTCATTAGATTGATGTTCTAGTAGATGATATATTACTTTCATAGTCCAATACCACCAATTCATACATACAATAAGCATTAATGAAACAATAACCCACCAAATTGATTTTTCATGGAGTCCTGTTAACCAATCCCATCCAAAAATTAATAATACTACACAAACAAACACAACAGAACTGGCGACCAACCATCTGCGTCGTTGTAAATTTATTTTAATTATTTCTTGTGTATGTTTTTCAATAAGGATGGTGAATCGTATCATATTAATATTTACCTATATGATACGATTAGTTTTAACCAACTTTTAATAGGATGATATCTTCATTGATTCTACCATTCAGTTTAGTGTCGGTAGCATTGATATCTTCAAGGAATTTTCTAAGAGCTATTTTTCCAGCTGATTTAAACTCTTTTAGCTTATCTTCTGGTTTTCTAATGGTTTTTTGAACACTTTTATGCTCATCATAACCAATAATGGTAGTTCCTTTAATACCAAGTGGCCCAGTCATATCATCTGCAATGTATTTTCCAAGCTTTCTTGTTTTGGTATTATAAGTCCATAATTCTTTTGAACCTAATATATCAGTCGGATTGACTGATACTAGTTTTAATGGTTCGAATGTCTTCAAGAATTTCAGTTTTTCTACTATTTTATCTTTAGGAATAGCTTTTTTAGCTCTTGGTTTACGTAAAACCTTAGCTTCTTCCATTAACATAGTGCAAGCAGAGTCAATTTCCTTATAAAATGCCAATAAATTGTTTATTTGCTTCTTATTTCGATGCTTATACCCTTCTTTAAGGTCTTCATCCTTGCCTTCGATTACTTCTGATAGTTCTTTTAATCCGAATGAGTAATAATCTTTAATAACACGAGCATGAGCTGCTTTTACTTCTTTACCTTTTAATAAATTAAGAATCTTGAACTGCTTTGGGTCGAATTTTTCAGGGGTTTCCATCCAAACTTCGATTGCATCTTCAATTTCTTCAGTCATTTTAAAAGTTGCTTCTCGAACACGCTCCTGTATACTAACAACTGGTGTATTTGGTTTAGTATCTGCATCATCTTCTTGTTCGATGTCATTTTTACTATCATCAATTACTTTATTAATAGCATTAATTAGCCATTCTTTAGTATTTGTACCCTTATTAAAATCATCACGTTGTTCTGGCATACCACGGGATAAACAACTGGCAATTGCACCCATTGTTGTACTAACGCGCCAATCTTTGGATTTCTTAAAGTCTGTAATAACACTTTTTTCATAGCCGTTTTCAGTCATCCAGGTCAACACGGCTGGTTTCAGGTCTTTACCGCTGAATTGTATGTTATAATAATGCATGGCATTATGATAATGCTTCAAGAATTCAGTTGCAGATAATGATTCAGTATCATCCCAACGTGGACTCCAATCTTTATTACGATTTTCACGTATAGTGACGCTAGTAATCTTAGCTTTTTTTGTTTTTTTAGCTATTTTTGCCATATAAATTCCATTTATGGTGTGGGATAGATTACTTGGCTAGGTTTTTCAGGTCTATCTGGACAATACAAGCAGTCTGGATCATTGCATTTTTCTTCTAACCATTTATTACATAACTCACAGTAGTAAGCATCATGTCTTAGACAATAACTACGCTCACTACCACAAGTACAAAAGTTTTTAGACGGTTTTACGTCCATAGTGATTTTCTAACCTTAGTTAATCTAATAAGCATATCTTCTTCTTCTTGTTCATATTGAGCTTCAATATCACTCAATCTTACATGAGTAGCAGAACGTTCTGCTCGTTCTTCAGGTGTTTCATCTTCATAGTCAAATAACGACATAATATCATCACTGCCATTTCTTTTTTTATTGCAGATTTCAGACCAACCACTTACATCATATGGATCAGGACGATTTGGATACACTTCTTTCCACCATGTATACAATTCTTTAATTTCCATAGCAGCTAGTGCTTGAGGTGTTGGTTGTCCATATTCTGGATCATTTTTATCACACCATTCTTCATTAGTTAATTTTGAAGCCCAGTCTAAATAATCTAAACCAGCTTCCGGACAGCGCCAAGTTCTCCATCTAAAGAAATTAGTTCTCCACCAAGGAACGCAATACATATCACGTTTTTCTTTATCCCACATAACATTATGCCATGCTTGTTCAACCTCGACAAAATTTACAAGTTCATTGAACAAACATGGTAAGAAACGATAACCAACATCTTGCCAGTTTCCTGGCTTAATGTCATTAGGATGAGCAGTTAATGCATGGCTTTTGACCACCCAACGATTATTGATGTAATAACGGAACGATTGGAACGTGTTATATGGCAGGTAAACAAAGTCCTGAAGTTTACCTAAACCGGTTTCTGCAATCCAATATCTAACAGGATGTAGTTTCTTTGCTTCTTGTTTCCATAATCGCCATTCACGAGCAGTAGCGAATTCAGGTTTTTTACTACCTGAAATCCATTTTGCTATTTTCGAATTTGACCAATAAGTTGAGTGTTGTGCCATATATGCCTCTTTATTTTACTAAAAAAACTATTATACATAATTGGAAAGTATTTGTCAATAATAAATGATAAATAAGACTGTAGTTCGCGGAACGCCAATTCCCAACTACTTTAATACTAAACAGGAGTATCAACATGAATATTTATCAATCAATACCAGCATATGTGTATAAAATCACTTGCAATCCAACTGGGCAATTTTACTACGGATACCGTGAAAGAAATATAACGAATCATAAATACCCACACGAGGACCTATGGGTTGAATATTTTACAAGTAGCAAGTTAATCAGCGACTTATTAAGCCAATATGGAAAGGATAAATTCACTACTGAAATTATTTTTACTAGTACGAATAGATTGGATGCATATTGGATGGAACAATCCTATATTCAACAGCATTGGACCAACGCATTATTATTAAACAAACATTTTATCGACCCAGTATCTAAACGCAAGGCATTTAGAGCAACAAAGGAAACTGCTGCAAAAGCAACATTAACTAAACGTTTACGGGGTACGGATAAACTTGGTGGTGCAAAAACACTAGAAACTTTGAAAAATTCCGGGAAATTACGTGATAGAGCATTGAAGTCTGCCTCAACAAAACGAAAGAATGGTACCGATAAATTATCAGTGGAAAAGTCTATAAAAACCAGAAAAGCTAACGGTAATGATAAAATCGGAACTGAAAAAATGGTTAGAACTAGAATTGAAACTGGTTCATATATCACTGGTGCTGCCAAAACAGCGGAATTAAGAAGGATTAGAGGAACCGATAAAATCGGAGCTGCAAAATCCGCTGATAAAAATAGTCATTTCTGGGAAGTTATAAATCCAGAAGGGATGTCATCAGTAATTAAAAATTTAAGTAAGTTCTGCCGCGATAACGATCTGCACGTAGCTGCCATGTGTAGAATAACAATATCTGGTAGATGCCATAAAGGATGGAAATGTAATAGAATACAATGAAAATAGGGGGTTCTAAAACCCCCTATTTTATTATCATCTAACTAAAAATGGTTTTAGGTTTGGTGGAGACCAGGAAATTGGTTTTAAAACTTTTCCATCTTCTCTTTTTAATACTTTACCTGTATCCGGGTCAATTTTACTCATATTAGACCGGATAACTTCATTCCATGCACCTTCTACGTCAACCCCTGCTGATAACAGTGCACCAACCCCAACTACTATCATATCTAAAATTGCATCAGTGACTTCTACTAGGTCATTATTACTCTCCGCCACACTCAATTCATTAAATTCTTCTCTAATGAGGTTCAAGTATAGATTATACTGTGCTTCATTGAATTTGTCAACTGTTTGGTCTGATGCGACCATAAATGTTTCTTGATCTTTAAAAATACTCATTTTAATTTCCTTATTATTATTTTCTTGTAATCGTTCTTTAATAGAAGTATATGCAGTAATCATACCCATATGTACTTGTATACTAGCTACGTTATCGCTAGTATTGCATATATTTACAAGAGATGCAATCTCTTGATCACAAAAATCGATGCATCCTTGTATTTTATCATTCATTTTAATTTCCTTATTGTTGTTTCTCTTCATTAAACCAACGTAGTATAAACCACGTGGCATCTTCTGGTCGTTCAAACATCCATTGTTCACGATAGCCGTTAAAATTACCTTTTAAATTTTCTGAACACCATGTTTTAATCACGTGTTCATTTAATGTCCTAGCTATTGGATATGGAAGTTTTATTTGTGTCCAATCTGGGAAAGCTGTTTTAAATACCTCCCAAAAGATTTCTCTATCCATTTCTTCTTGAATTTCTTTTGCAAGAGTTTCAGACATCAAATCTTGTACTGGATCAATAGTCCAAGAAGCTTTTAATTTTCTAGGTGTAGCGTTTATTGTTTTTGTTGTCATTTGAATTGTAGACATCCTTGTCCTTAAATACTTATTCTACTTTACCACCAAGTTCTCTTAACTTTTTAATAAAGTCCCTTCGGGTTCGATAATCGGATATAATAACAGTGCTTATGGTATATTCTGAATTATCAATTGCATCTTTCGAGTCTCTGAGACTATATCCAGTATACTCTCGAACTAGTTTGATAGCTGAAATAACAGAACCATTAGTTCGAATATTCCCTATACTAAATTTCACTTCAGAAGCAGAAGAACCTTCGATCATTTTAAAAAATACTCGACCTTTTACTTCTTCACCAAGTGCAACATTCATTGCTTCCCAAACTTCCATTGCTTTATCAGCACCGTAATGTTTGGTTAAACTTCTAACAAATATTACACCATCATTTACAACTTCTTCTAATGTATCGTTCATATTTTTCACAGTGGATTACTTTTTAATACTATTAATGTAAATTCAACCGGATCAACTTCTACTGTAAGACAATCTCCCCAGCGATGTTTTATAAAACGCACTTCATCACCATCTTGTCTCCAAATTCTCGTAGAGTTCAATACCAGTTTAAAGTAGTGATCAACCACAACAGTATCATTAGATGATACTGGAACATTGTACCTGGCAATATATTTTGACCCATAAATTTCAATTGCGGAATCTGCAATTTCATAATAAACATTAGTCATCGTTGATGTTGGATTAATGGGGGTTGATTTTCTTTTAAATACCAATCAAATTCTGATCTACAATCTGAACAGCATTTTTTATTCATTGATCTAAAATGAAGTAATGCCCCATTACATTTAGGGCATCGTTCTAATGGTTCAGAATGGTTCATTGTGGATCTACTTTATTAAGTTCTACTACTGTGGTTTCTGTTACCGGTGTTGGTTGTTTGTCTAAGCTGGTTTTTACATATGCTAGTACCAATACCATTGTCGTAACCGAAAGTATAACAAAAAATGATACCAAAACATTTCTAAAAATTTCCATTGTTTAGTCCTCTTCGTTGTTATCATGGGTTTCGTTTACTTCTTTAACTGTAGATTCTATCCACAACATAGCTCGTAAAAAGCCTTCTGCCTCAACCGTGTTAATAGTTAAGCCGTCTGCTTTAATACTTTCGTAAAAGTCTTTGGCGCGTTTAACTTCCCACTCAATTGTTTCAGTTAAGTGTTCGTACTTTTCTTGGGCTATTCTATTTGGTTTTGAACGGTTATTTGCTTCGCGTTCGATTAAGCATTTAATCGTGTCTACAATTGTTTGGTCAAGATCTTCGGTAGCCATATGTTTCTCTTAGTGTGTTAAAATTGTATTATATCAAGTTGTTTAATAGATGTCAAGCAGATAATATCGATAAAAATCTGCAATTGGTATTCATTTCTGATGGGAACCATGTTTTTCCAGAATCCAATGATCTGCATAGATTATTATCTATAAGTTTGAACCGTATATATGAAAATTCATCATTTCTACCTAATGTTTCCCCCGCTAACAATGCTTCGTATACTTCTCTATCGTTAATAAATGACATAGTGTTCCTGTGTGTTAAGTTTTAATATATTATAGCAAGTATTGTAGATTTGTCAAGAGTTTTTAAAGAATTGTTTGAAGACACCTTCTAATGCATCGTGTAATTCATCGTCTAGTTTTTTAAATTCATCTTCGGATAATTCTAAAGTGAATGGTAGTGTAATTGTTGACACAACTTTTTTTACCATGTGTTTCAAATTTGTAATTTGCACCAGGAGTTTGGCATTTTGTTTTTGTTTCGATTAAATTAATTAAATCTCTCATTGTAGTTCCTTATTAACTACAATATTTATTGTTTACAACAGTTAAGCGTTGTGATATAATCAATTAACGGATAAATAAAGATGTAGTTCGCGGATGGCCGTCCCAACTACTCTAACATTAACAAGGAATGTCAGCATGAATATTTATACAATCTATACAGCCACTAATAAAATAAATGGAAAAAACTATATTGGGTTTGATTCAAAATGGCCTAAAAGAAAATACGAACATCATTATAATAGCACAGTTGGCTCATCAAATCAAGTATTCTATAATGCAATACGGAAATACGGATGGGATAATTTTGAATGGAACATAATTTATCAATCACATGATGCAGAACATACATTAACAGTAATGGAAAATCATTTCATAAATGAATATCGTAGCTATATTCATTTTGAAAATAGTAATGGATATAACATGACATTGGGTGGAGAAGGAATAGTTGGTCATATACATACCCTGGAAACCAGAAATAACATTAGTAATGCATTATTAGGAAAAACAAAAGGAAAACCAAAACCGCCTAGATCAGCTGAACACTGTGCAAATATAAGTAAATCTAAACGTGGAAATTGTTATGGTATACAGAATAAAGGACAAATACCTTGGAATAAGGGGAAATCTGGAGTATATTCAGATGAACAACTACAAAATTTAAGAAACCATGCGATAGGACGTGATAAGGGGAAAGGCTGGTATAATGATGGTATTAAAGAATATTTTATATTTCCTCATCAAACATTTGATACCTATATAAAAGGAAGAATAAAAAGGTCTAGAAATATGAAACCTATTATTTGTCCTCATTGTGGTATATCCGGTAGTGGTGGGAATATGACTAGATACCATTTTGATAATTGTAAAGATAATAAAAAGGGGACATAAAGTCCCCTTTCTTCTAGCATATACTGATTTATGCTAAATCGTTTTTCAATAATTTAGCAATGGCTTGTACTTCTGTATTTACTACACCCATTACTGCAAGTGCGGCCCATCCAAAGAATACGAACCCATAATGTAAAGGTGCAACAAATAATTCCTCCATAAACCAGAATGTGTGACCCCATTCGTTCAAGCCAACGTTTGGCAAGATCATGAAAGGACCGATAACCGCGATCAAATACATCAAATGTAAACCTTCTTGGTATGTAGGCAATCTTGTTTTTGCATACATGAAAGAAGCTGTACCAGTGATGATATAGATTGGGTATGACAAGTAGAACTCGATGATGTGACTTGGAGTAAAGTCAGTATCACGAACGATAGTTTGGTGCCATGTACCGTCTTGCTCTGTGAAGTAAGAAGCACCCCAATAGATAGCCCATCCATAACAGACTAGCCAGGTCCAGTGAGTGAAGTGGCGGTGTAATTCTTCTCTTGGAGCCAATGATTGGCCGGACATCATAGCACGATCTCTTGTTTTCCAAATGTATCCATTGATACCAGCAAATAATAATACCTCAGCTACGATTTCAATGTACAACATGTTCATCCAGTATTTCTCAAATTCAGGTGCAAACGAGTCAAGACCAGCTGACCAGCCATAAACACCTTCGTACCAACGAATGAATGAATAGAATACCAAATAGAGCATCATACCAGCCCATAGGTTTACTTTATTTAACAACGGTGCAGCAGATGCATCGCTTTTTACGTTTTCAGATATAGCAGCCATTTTATACCTCCTAATAGGTTTTATTGACTTTTAAATTCGGTTTAACGCCCGTTAAACCAGCTCGCGGGAGATAGAGCTACAACAACTGTTTAGTAGTTGATGTAAATATTATATATCAGTGTGTCATGTTTGTCAATTATTATTTATAATTACCTAGTAAAAAACTAAAGTTTTTCACCTGGTGTGAAACCTCTAAAACATTTGAATCTTGGAAACCGTAAGCTATAGGTACCGTCTCTGTTTTTAGTTATTGCATCAGCACGGATTTCAGCCAATTCACCAACAATTGTGCTACGGGACTGCCATATATCAAATCGAAGCTGGTCACTGAAACCACTACCAATGTTAACCAAGATTTCTCTGCCATCGTCGATGCCTTTACATACCAGCGCACCTGTGACTCCTTCATACTTACCTGTTCCTTCTTCAACGCTTACTATTCGTAAAGTTACTTCGATAAATGGTTTAAGTTTTAACCAAGCAACTGATCTATCACAGACATATGGTGCGTTGGGATCTTTTATTAGCATCCCTTCATATCCACCATCAATTGCCGTTTGATTGATTTCAAGATATCTGTTATAGCCATCAGTTGTGTCCAAATCAACTAATTCTTGTTTTACCACTCTCACATTAAGCAGTTGTAGGAAAATCTTATCTTCAAACCAAGATTTCAGATTATTTGAACGTTGATGTTGTGAAACTTTGTATGAACCTTTTTCAAAATCTGCTAATGGAATCATATCAAATAGATAAAGGATTGCATCATTAGTTGATACATTTTCCTTACGATTTACCTGAGTCATCAGATCTTGGAATGATGAACTCATAATTTCCCCATCAAACACAGTGGGTTCTGTAAGAGTTTTAGCTACAAATGAAAATTGTTGTTTAACTTGTTCAAAATTTAATAACTCTTTACCATTACGGCTATACTGGTCAACCCGACCACTCGGATAGACCACAGTAAGAATCCTAACTCCATCGAGTTTAACTTCCAGTAGTTTTTTCCCGGATACCTTAGATTCGTGGTTAGCACTATCATGGGCAAGCTGGCAACTGAAAACAGGAATAGCATAATCAGCATGTTTCTTTACTACTTTATTAATAGTTTTTACACTAGTACCACATCGTAGGTCTTTAATCAAGATTCTACGATACCAATTATTCCACTGTTCTTTAGTGGATTTGGCCATTAACTCTTTTATGGTGTCTCTAGCAAGATTGCCAGTACATGAACGATCAATAAAAGTAGAAACATGGTTAAAAAAATCATCCCAAGCAAGTCCAGGTCCGTCTTCATCGGTTTTCTCCTCGATTTGTTTAAGGCCAAATGTAGTGGTAGCACTAAGAGCCAACTTGCATCCTTCAAAGAAAGTATCATTGTTGGAAGTTAGCTCTTCTTTAATGATACGTTCTTTTACCAATCGGCTATTGTCTGATTCTAATCGGTTAATTACCGTCCATGGGTGTCTCATATTAATCCCTCGATTCGCCTAACACTAATAAAAAGATAGCAGCAAGTGGAGGTGATACAATTGCACTGATCAAGAACCACCAGAAAAAACTTCTGTTTCTATTTGAAGCACCATATGCTACTACAAAACAAAATATAAGCCAAATTAATCCAAAAAACATTGTTATACCCTCTTTGTAATAATTTCATCACACAAACCGTATTCAACTGCTTCTTGTGCAGATAAGAATGTGTCAAATTTCATTGTTTCAAACAATTCTTCATATGTCTTACCTGCGGTATTGTGATGTACATACAATTCTGTTAGTCTTTGATTTAAATACTTCGATTCGTTAAAATGTCTAGTGGCATCTTCGAATTGTAAATCTTGAACATGTACTGAACCTCTAGTACCAGGTGTGCCTGAGCTAACACGATGGATCATTGTACGTGACTGAGGTAATGCAAATCGTTTACCTGGAGCACCGGCTTGTGCTAAGAATGAACCCATCGAACATGCTTGACCAATAATAATAGTCGATACATCCGGTTTAATGAATTGCATTGTATCGTAAATAGCTAGTCCAGCGGAAACACTACCACCTGGACTATTGATATAGAATTGAATATCGTCATTTCCTTGACTTTCTAGGAATAAGAATTGAGCAACAAGGATACTTGCTGAATGTTCATTCACATCTGTATCTAGCATTACGATACGATCTTTTAGTAAACGACTGTAAATGTCATATGAACGTTCGCCACGTGCTTCTTGTTCTACGACCATAGGGATTAATGACGGCATTTTATTTCCTCGTGTGTTAAAATTATGTGTATTATATTATATTAGTTGCACATTGTCAACTTTATTTGTGATCGTCGTCTTCTTTTTTTTCTAATTCTTGGTATTTCTCTAATTTAGCTTCAAGACATATAATCGTGTCTTCAAGCTGTTCAATGTGATTTGCAACCTGTTTAAAAAACTCTGATGAATTCTCAGCAGTCATTCTTAGCATATCACTTACTTTTTGTGGGGCTTCTTGTGTCATGTTAAATCTCGATAATTAAATTTGGGTTCCAGCCAGTATTTTCACTGTATCTATCACTTTCATATCCTCGTGGATTACATACTAACCGGGTAGTTCCTATTTTATAATCTAATACCTCATGGGTATGTCCAAAAGTCCAAAGAACAATTTTTGGATTATCGATTATAAACTTAGATAAATCACTATGATACCCACCGTTCATTTCATATTGATCTGCATATTTGTCTACTATACTTAGATAGCTAGGTGAATGATGAGTTACTACTACTATTTTTTTATCAGAAGGTGCATTTTCAACCATCATTTCGATATAATCCATGCTTTTATGATGTCTATCGATGGTGTCAGCCATCTGCAACTTTCTATAGCCTTTATGATCATTCTTTATAAGAGCATAATCATTCATCATGAAAGGAAGTTGATACATTGTTAGTGGATCACCCTTATGTGCATCTGTCCATAATGTTGCTCCAATGAACATTACATCATCAATAATAATAGATGAATTTTCTAAAAAATGTACATTTGGATATAGTGAGCATTCTTCTTTCAAGTAATCTAATCCTGCATGAAATTTACCTTGGTAGAATTCATGATTACCAGCAACATATATCACATCTTTAAAAGTATCTGAACATGATTGTAAGAATTTTCTAAATTCAAGAGCGGTTTCATATCTAGTTGAATTATTTGCATGTCCATTAAAATCTGCAGGGTAATCATGTAAATATTCTGACATCAATATGTCGCCAGATAGAATTAAAACATCTGCTTGTTGGCTATTAGTCAATGTAATCGGACTAAATTCCATATGTAAATCACTAACTACTGTTATTTTCATTTTTATAACCTGTAAATTACTCTTCCCTTGTTAAGATCGTATGGGCTAACCTCGATCTTTACTTTATCCCCTTGGATAACCCTGATTTTATGTTGTTTAAGTTTTCCACCCAAATAACATACCAAAACATGTTCGGTATTTTCTACCTGTACTTTAAACATATTACCAGGTAATACATCATTGACCATACCGGTCATTTCTATCATATCTTCTTTACTCATTCTTTCGGATTATTAATCCTTCATTCTCCACTTTAATTGTTAAGGTATCACCTGGTTGCCAACCCATTTCTGCACGAATTTCTTCTGGTATGTTCATTAAAACATTATCAGAATCACCTGGTATTTCTTCAAATATATCTTCTACGCTATAAGTAGTTGTCATCTTTATTAGGTATTACTACCCATCCTATTTTCTTTAAGTCTGCTTTAATTTCATCAGTAACAAAACCTTCGCCAACAAATCCTTCTCTGTCTCCATCTTTATCACCGATACCAGTACAATACCAATCGATATAGTCACCTTCTTCTTTGATATCTGCTATTATACCACCAGCATATCGCCAACTACAAGACCAATATTCTTCCTTTAGTATATCCCAGGTATTTTCTGGTTGTATAAATTGATTATTACATAGTGCAGCGTATAAGTTTTGAGCATAATTTTCTGATTCTTTAACCTTTGCTATAACCCAAGCAGTTGAACGCAGATCATATTCCATGTTATTTTTTTGCCAGACTGGATCTTGTTCTCTATCTTTTTTTTGTTGATCAAAATTAAGTAAGCTACTAAAATAATCATCATTTTCTGGATTGATACCTTCTTGTTCCAATGATTTTAGTCTGCATTCTTTACGAAATGAACCACGTTCTAGGCTACTGTTTAGTTTTTTATTCATGATGGTGTACTTATCATTTATGGTATTCTCCTTGAAAACAATGTCGAACTTCATGGCCTACTGTTAGCATGTTGGTATTTTTGGATGTATATATGACACAGCTGTCTTGAAATATATAATTGTGTTGCCACTGAGAACATGCAAGGACTTTATATGGAAATGGCTTTCCAACTGCTTGGATTCTTAACTTATCACAAGTTGCTTGGATATTATCCGAGGTTTTCCATTCTATTTTGCTTGAAGTAGTAAAATTGTTATTAGTTGAAAACTTTGCATATGGATCATCATAGTCAGCCGCGTGTACTGACGATGACAGTAATAGTAAAATTAGTAATTGTTTCATTTATTCTCAAGTGTGTGTGTAAAATGGGCTAAACGGGAGGATTTGAATCACCAAGGGTTATCCAGTGCCTATAATTGAGTAGAGGTATAACACCAATTAAGTCTATGTGGTACATTATATATGATTTTATGATGATGTCAAGATTTTTAGGTGACCCCATCTTATCGATGGGGTTTATATGTTTAAGGGCCGGTAAATGCAACCCAGTCAGTTCCATTGTATCCATAGAAATGATTACTTGTACTATTAAATATTATCCATCCCTTTTCTGGGTTAGCTGGAAATGAACCAGTTGAGTATGATGTTGCTTTGATTACCGGTGCATTAAACACCCCTTTACTATCAAACGTAAATTCGTTATAATTTTCAGTATTATTTCCCGTCATTACCGTTATAGTAGTTGATGGGTGTATAGTACTCATCACCGCGTCACTATCTAATTGAGAAATTATACCTGAAGTAGTAACATAAATGGAGTCTTCAGTTTCTTTATATGCATTAAATAACAAAGACCCTATGATATCATTGGGTGATAACGCACTAGGTGAATTAATATCACCATTTGCTGATAATAACGATATATTAGGTGAGTTAACTATATCAGTACCTCTTGTTATTCCAAGTACTGTTAACATGTCAATTGCACCTGAATTTATAGTCAACCCATCTGAAAATATGTTAGATTCATTTAACGTAATCGAGCTAGTACCAATACTAGTAGAAACTATTGTACCAGTTATGTCTATATTTCCAGTACCTGAAATAGATTTTGTATTTAAATCTAAATTAGAACCCAATTTACCATTCAAGGTAGTTGCAGTAATATTACCATTGATAATAATATTACCAGTACCTGAAATAGATTTTGTATTTAAATCTAAATTAGAACCCAATTTACCATTCAAGGTATTTGCAGTAATATTACCATTGATATTAATATTACCAGTTCCAGTTAAATTGTGTGAATTTAACGATAAATCACCACCTAATGATGGGCTTGGGTCATCTACTAATTCTTCTATACCACCGGCTCCCAATGATACAGTTGCAAGTATTTTATTAAGGGTGTCATCATATGTAAATGATATATTACTATGACCAACATTATGGGTTAATAATGATGCTGAGGCATCCTGTGCTCTATCAGTGGTAAAATATAGGTTGGTTCCTTCTGTAATATTAGATGTTGATAAATTTGTACCACTAATATCGAGTTGTTGGGTTGAATCATTCCATGAAAGGCCAGCTCCCACAGTTGTCTTTAATACGTTTACACCACCAACTGTTACACCATCTCCCACAAATAGTTTTTTACTATCCGTAGTATATGCAATTTCACCAAGATCAAAGGTAGTTGTTTGACGTTGTGATTCTGTTCCTCTTCTAATTCGTAGCGACATGTGCTATCTCCATATTTCTGTGATCTTAATAGATCTGTATAGTGTATTTATAAAAAATAGGAGATATATATAAACAAAAAAAATAGGACCCGAAGGTCCTATTTTTATTTTTCTAGAAAATTTCTAACCCATTGTAACCTATCTTGTTCATCTAATGCAGTAAATTCATCGATATTGGCCTGAATATGGGCAATAAGTGGATAATACTCCTCATCAACTTTTTCTTTTACATTAGATGCCAACAATTTAGTGGTATTTGGGTTACGTGCTACAAATTTTTTCACCAAGTAATATGGTGATTTTATTTTAGCACTAATTCCATCACTTGTATAAAACACAAACCCTTCATGTTTTACACATTTTACGATTTTTAACAGTGTTCCAACAGTTAGTTGATGGAATTTTACTTCGTGGCATTGAAACTGTTTTGATAACAAATACAATTCACCAGGTTCAACCATTATTTTACTGTTCCAGTAATTTTCACGATAACCCAAAAGGTGCATACCAACTTCTTCTGGTATGATATGTGGATCATTTGGATGCACACATTCAAACATAAAGGTAAATCCCTTCCAGTTTTTACAAACTTCACGGTACACTTCACGATCTATCAATTCCAATGCCATTTTTACATAGTCAGAATCAGTTGACCCAGTAGTTGATACCAAGATATCATCATTGTACCAAGTTATAGCAACCATAAAGCCATTAACTTTACGAAATGCTGATACTATGACAGAATCATCTAAAATTGGAGCACGTTTTTCGATACCATAGTTATAAATCTTAGTAAATGGACGTGAAACAATGTTGTAATCGTCATCAACCAATGTTCCACGACATTCTTCTAAATATTCATTCCATAAGTTGTCATAAAAGACTTTTTTCTTGTATTTCAATACATAAACTCCTGGATATGATGTTTCTTTACGTGAAACCAAATTTGGATTGTTTTCTACAAAGTGTTTTATATCTTGGTTAACTAAAAAAGTCATTATTTCCACCCATGTAATCTAATTTCACCGGTTAATGCATCTTTTACGATATCATCTAATAATGATACCACGTTTCCAGTTGCATCGAACCCAACATCACGAACTCTACAATGAGTCAATCCGCTAGGATTACCATGTAGATGACCGTGCAACATCACTGACCCCCTATGACATTGATTCCATTCTGAAATTGGATAATGCATCATACAAATTTTATGACCATTATGATTAATTTCAAGATATTTGTGAATAGCCTCAAAGCAATTACGAAATTCAGCATTTTCAACTAATTTATTATCATGGTTTCCTTCAATAAGGATTTTACGACCATTCAATCGTTGAATATATGCTGTTGCTTTTGATGGTTTACAGAATGCAACATCACCAAGGATATAAATTAAGTCATCTGGTGATACATTTTCATTCCATATCCTAACCATTTCTTCATTCATATGATTTGCATCATTGAATTTTCTGGTGTCAGGGTTAAATTTCAAAATATTAGCGTGATCAAAATGTAGTCAAAGGTCTGACGTTATAAAAACTTTCATCAGACTACCTCCTTACTCATTACGAGTGATAAACAATGTTGATGTTCTACCCAAATACCATTAAATTGGGTAATCTTTTTATATAATGTGTGTATTATACTTTGTTTTTCTTCATCTGTCAACTTTCTATCATTAAATCCCTTCGATATATTTTTGGAATGTGAGATAAATTGTAAATTTACTGGATGGCGTAAAAGTTGGTATGGTATATTGAATTCAAATCCAAGTTTTCTTGGTACGATATGATCTCGAACCCATCCCTTTGTGTTTTTATTACTAAATATACCAAACATTTTTAAATTTGATTAAGTGTAGATCGGATGTTATCCATGTATTCATTGTTTTAAGTCTCGTATTCGGTCCATAGCGAAGATATAAACATGTTTAAATTCATCACCAGTAGGGCAGGTTGTTGTTAAATCTGCTAAATTATTACATATATCTGAACATTCGTCAATAGTTTTATTTCGGAGTTCATTTATTAACGTAGCTAACTCTTGTTTGTTGAAAACATAGCCATGTTCTCGTTCATAAAACGAATCCAAGTTATTCAATATGCTCATAATTACTCCATTTATTGATAAATTTATCGTGTTTTTCTTTAGTCATAAAATGTAATGTATCGACACCTGATTTATAACAATAATATGGATTTAGCATACCATCGTGCTTCTGTAATTCAGAGTACATATGACTTACATATGTAGAATAATCATTGGTTGATGCCATTAGATAAGCTTCAAAGTTTCTCCAATAAGCTGGTTTACTTGTATCTGTAAATTCTGTTTTATAACCTTGCATAATATCACTACCATCGATGTATTAAAATTGAATTATACATCATTAAGATGGTAATGTCAATAAATAGTTTGGATAACTACTCACTGTTTTTAATTTTATCAAACAGTTCTTGTTGTTCTTTTTTATATCTACGATACTGGCATTCTAACGTTTTGTATACAATGAAATATAAAAACATACCAATTCCATATATAACAACAAATATTGCCAATGGGAAAGCATACTCATTAGGTAAGAAAGCTAATGACCATCCTATAACCAGTACGATTATTGATAAAACTGTAATCCAGTTGGTATCTTTAAACAACCATTGTATAAAATACCATAGTTCTTTAATTTTGTGTTTCATTCTATTGCCCAAGATAAAATAAGGTTATCAACAACAGTAGCGGCTAATTTACCATCGTATTGCCCTGCATATTGTGCTTTTAATGCCTTTATTGCAGCTGGCTTACCACCTTCTTGAACATGTGGAATAATAAATGCTTCAATTTCTGCAGCAGTTAATTGTTTTGGCATGTAAACTTCAAGAATGCCTTTTTCAGTTTGATATAATGAAATATCAATACCTTTAGCAGTACCAACCGTAATACATTTGTCTAAATTCTTATCGAATTTCTTAATAACTGCAGAAACTTCGGCATCAGTTGATTCGCGTTTCCCATCATTCAACCCAACATTGGCAGCTTCGCTATATAAAGTAGTTAATAGAGAAATTGCAGTTTTTGCAGTACCTTCTTTTCGTAAGGCAAATAAATCAGTTTTAATTTTAGCTAGTAATGTCATTGTTTTTACCTTCTCTGTGTGTGTTGATCCAATTTACAGCTTCTTCAGCCAATGATGAATCTAGATTCGCGCCGACTATTACATCGGAAATAATATTACCAATTTCTATTAAATCAGGTTGGTATAATCCACAACCATTTTCTAATAAAACCTCGTTAATTTTGTCAAGTGTTTGTTCTATATATGTCATGATATTTATAATGAAAAAGGGGGCCGAAGCCCCCAGATTGTTAAACAGCGTATCTAGGAACCATAATTGTTTTAAGACAGATACCTTCTGGTGTGAAGTCACTCATGTCTGCTGCAAGCAATGCTTTAACAATAGCTGGGCTGAAGCCAGAAACCATAGCTGCACCTGATTTGTCAGATTTAACTGGTACATTGTCAGATGAATTAATGTTCCAGAACACAATTTGTGGAACAGTGTAACCTGCTGCCGCATATTTGCGTTCAATCATTTGAATTGCACTATCATCGTAATGGCTGCAGCAATTAAATTGCATGTCGCTCATTATCAACAACATTTCTGGCATTTCAGCTTGTGGAACATCAAACTTAGTTGCTACATCTAAAATTAAATCAAATGCAGCGTGTAAGTTGGTACTCATACCCCATGCAGATTTAACCATTTGAGTTGCTTTTTCTACAACGTTGCCTCGTAAAGTCAACAATTCTGGTTTTTCATTAAACGTGATAAAAGTATCTTTAAATTTACCAGTGTTTTTATCAGCTAAGTATAAACCTAGTGATACTGCAACATCCATGCAAGTTACCTCTGATTTAGAAGTATGCCCACCTGCACGACAGGACATTGAGCCACTAACATCAACCAATGGTAAGATATTAGCATCACCAACAAAGTTTGGTAAAGCATCCCATTGTGCAACGATATGATCTTTTTCAGTTCTATCGAATCCATAGCTACCGACACCTTTAAGAACATCGTATGGGAATACTGCACCAGCATTTACTTTCACACCAGCTTCACCTTTTACCAAAGCTTGAACATATTCGGCAAACTTTGGAGTATGGCGGTTAAATGCTTTTTTATAGCGCGAACTTGCCAATGATGGTACATGATTGAAGTTGATATTATCCCAATCATTCGCACACATTTGAGTTTCAACAACGGAAGTTAAAGAAACTAAAGTTTTACGGTATTGTTTTGGACTCCAACCTAAAAATTTACGGAATTCAACTGCAACTGGACCTTTACGAGGTGTCCATTTAGCAGCTAAACCGTTGCCATCAGTCAACGCATTTTTCAACATTGTGAAAGCTTCAGTTTTCATTTCTTGAGTTTTGAACACAAAAATGTCATCCCAACGGCCCAATTCAGGTACTTTAGATAATAATACTTTTGCAGCATCGATATCAACAGTTTCTAAATGAGCTAAAATGTCTCTGAAAACTTTACGTTCGCCAGAACCGCCACGAGCATCACGTGCCCATAATGCAATACGCATTGCCAAGTCTTTATCTTCAACATATGCTGCTGTAAAAGCAGGAATAATGTCTTTACCACGGCTTGCGCCTACATTGTAGAAAAAAGAAACAACATTGTTTCCTGTGTTCTTTAATGCCTTCATCCCGTTAGATGTTCTAGATTCCTGGTTATTTACTGCTTCTATAAATGTTGTCATTGTATTTTTCCTATATCAGGTTAGTTTGTGTTTATTGTTTGCTGTAACTAATTTACGTATGCATTATATTACATTTCAACAGTTGTGTCAAGACATTTTAATAAATATTTGTGTAGTTCGCGATACGGGAATATCCAACTACTCTATAACTAACTGGAGTTACAGCAATGTATTTACACAACAAATATACCATATGGTATAATTCTATTATTTCACGAGCATTGACTCGATCATTAGATAAATCTTGTTATTTTGAAAAACATCATATTGTTCCGCGTTGTTTAGGAGGAACAAATGATAAAAATAATATCGTAAAATTAACTGCCAGAGAGCATTTTATCTGTCATTTACTGTTAGTAAGAATGGTAGACGATCGTGTGGCTAAATCAAAACTTTCATATGCTGTGTGGCAAGTTACAAAACGGTATACGGTTTCATCGAAAATGTATGAAATGCTTCGAATTCAACTTTCGGCTAATACAAAAGGCATTCCAAAAAGCGAAGCACATAAAGAAGCGTTAAGAAAACCAAAATCTAATACAGCAAATATGAAAGGTGGCCCCGGTGCTGTAAAAGGAAGAAAAATATCAGAGAAAGGGTTAGAAAATATTCGAGCTGCTGCTAAACGTAGAGATCTGTCTGGAAATAAAAATCCGTTTTATGGAAAAGCGCATACTGAAGAAATGAAACAGCATTATCGTAATTTATTTACAGGACAAAAATTATCTGACGAACATCGTCAAAAAATTAGTCAAGGGCTTAAAGGAAAATCTACTTGGAATAAAGGAATACCTGCATCAATAGAACACAGAAATAATGTAAGTAAAAGTTTGATTGGAGATATTTACATTACAGATGGTATTAATAATAAACGTATTAAACCAGTTGAATTTATAAACTACGACCAAACTGTATGGAGACGAGGAAAAGTTCGAAAAAATATTTAATAAGGTTTTGGAATTAACAATACCGTTGCTGCCAATCTATCATATCGATGATATGATCCTGCAACGGGTTTTCTCCGTACCATTTTTCCAACGCTTCTACGAATGTAGTCATTGTGTTATCTCCTATGTCAGGTTAGTGTGTTAATTTTGTTTGCTGTTTACTAAACTATAAGTGTATATTATAGCAGATTTAACTTGTTTGTCAAGTTTTTTATTGAAATTGCAACCATGTCTTTAATATATTCATTGTAATCATCTGGGTGAACATATTCATCACGACCATTAACAGTCATTCCGTATCGATAATCATCCAACGGAAATACGCATGTTTCTTGAGGTTCATGTGCATACGTTGCTGTAGAATTTCTGAGGACTGCCCCTAATTCATATTCATCATCCATATTCAATCTCAATATAAATATCATTTCATATGGTCTCTTAGGTCTTACTACTGCGAATTCAGTATATTGTGGGATCATAAATTTAATAAAAACCAAGTTGCATGTGAGTCATCGTTAAAAGTTATTTGATACACATCATTAATTTTAGATTTATTACCTTTATATACTTCTTTAACATAAGAATATGAAGAAACATAACCAGCCTCAAATGATTTATCAATCAACAAAGAATTTTGGTCAAGTGTAATCGTAATAGTTTTCATAGTAATTATCAAGTTAAACAGGATGGCCGGAAGGATGTATTTTATTTTCTGGTTGTCATCTACCACTTGGGGACTTGATCCACAACCCTATCTGATTTAGTCTAATCAGCAAACATTCATTTTCTAATGGCAATATCTATCTTTCGCGTTAGAAGCTATCTAGATTTCTTCTAGAAATATCCGATTGATGTAAACATCACCGGAGAATAGGTTGTAATATGCAGAAACCATCCTAAAAAGTAACAGGCTAGTGTTTGTTGAAGGTTTATACTGGCTCTTCCTTCCAGTTCGACTAGCAGTATGTTCGCCAGTCCATCCATTATGAAAAATTGGAGTGCTGTATCTAGCCTAAATATTAGCGGAATAGATTATGCCATATGTTTTACTTCTAATAGCAAAGAAGTGTTTCTGAAGCGGGTATTAGCCGCGAAATTGTTGCTGTATCTATTCCTAATCTTTATATATTATATAGTAATTTTATTTCTTTGTCAATAACTTTTTGATAAATAGTTATGGTAATCAAAAATATTGGAAGTATTTTGAAACCTAGTCTAGAGTATCTAGGCTGTCCCATAATACATTATTTATACTAGAGGAAACACTATGGCAACATTTTGTTCTTGCATCATATGCAAAAAAGAACTATCTATCAAGGGATTTCATTCCCATTTTATTCGTTTACATACTATTGATGGTAATATAGCTACCAAACAGTATGCAGCATTATCGGTTAACAAAGTTAAACAAAACACGATTATAAAAAATAATACAGCCAGGATTAACTATGCAAATGATCCAACACATTGTAAAGAATGTGATTGTTGTTTGCCATATAACAAACGATTTAATAATTTCTGCAACAGTTCGTGCTCTGCAAAATATAATAATCTAAAAAAAGATTATAATAAATTTAAACCAGGTCCTAAAAAAGTTATCACCGTTAAATCGAAACAACGTAAGGTAAAAGAAAAAAAAGTTATCGAAAATCAATTTACTAAAATATATCTTTGTAAATGTAAAATTTCCAATAAAGTTTGGTTCTCTCCAACTATTAAAACTATTCATCCATCTATAACTGATACCAGAAAACAATATGCATATCAATGCAGATTTACATTTAGTATTTCTAAATATCCTCAGTGGTTTAACTATTCATCAAAGTTAATATTAACGTATGGGTGGTATAGTGCAGCAAATAAAGGGAATAATTTGTCTGGGTGTTCTAGAGATCATTTATTATCAGTATATGACGGTTTTATCAATAATATTGATCCAATACTTATAAGTCATCCCGCTAATTGTGAAATAGTACCACATAAATTAAACCAATCTAAACATAAAAAATCTAAAATCTCACTCGATGAATTATTACTGAGGATAGAATTATTTGATAAGATGCATGAGAGCTGAACAGGAGAATCGAACTCCTCTAACATGATTTTGCAGACCATTCCATTACCACTCTGGCAGTTCAGCTCTCATGCATCTCTTGTTTTATACAGGTTAGCCATCTTCTTAGGGCTTTTCATGTCCCTGAACCGATGTCCGTTCTTAAGTGAAAAGTTTTGGATGCTGTAGCTAACCTTAAATCTTTATTCTAAAATACCGAAGATTTCAGGTTCTCTTAGAACAATACATTCGATATCTTCAATTTTTACTTCAACACCTGCACCTTTTGGAAAGATAACAGTGTCGCCAACTTTTACAGTCATTTCACGTACAATTCCATTATCTAGTTGCTTACCTTCACCAACTGCAATAACTTCACCTTCTGAAGTTTTTATACTTTTATCTTCTGGAATTACAATACCAAAAGAATTAGTATTAATTACTTCTTTTTTCTTAACTACTACGCGATCATCTAATACGTGTGCTTTCATATTAGGCAGTTCTATTAATTAGATGATAACCAAATTGTGTTTGCACTGGGTCACTTAGGCCGCCAACTGGCAATCCAAATGATACATCTTCAAATGGTTGAACCATCTGTCCACGACCAAATGAACCTAAACTTCCACCATTCTGTCCACTTGGACATTTCGAGTGTTGTTGTGCTAACACACCAAAATCTGCACCTTCACTAATCTGTGTTGCCAATGACTGTGCTTCTTCTAAAGTTCCTACTAAAATATGTCTTGCTGATACTTGTGTCATAAATTCCTTTATTATTGAATTAAAACAGGATACGTGTTTTTAGCCTGGCGCTCTCCCAACTGAGCTACATTTCTATTGAAATGGTAGGACTTGAACCTACGACATCTAGGGTATATAAACTTGCTGAATGTATCCTAAAAAATTAGCAGGGTCACTGTATTATACTGGCATACAACCATTATACTTCTAGACGGAATCGAACCGTTCCACCAGTTTGGCTTAATATAAAATGCTGAACTGACCCTAAATTTGGAAGCGGGAGTTGGATTTGAACCAACGACCTCTGGGTTATGAGCCCAGCCATCTACCACTGATATACCCCGCGATAATTCTTGTTATAACTGATACTATCGTAGATTTATATGTGATCTATGATCGCTATTATTATATGTAATAGCATCAGTTATTTTTAGTAGTATACTTGATAATATTATAGTTGTCAAGTATTTAAAACAGGCTCATTTTTTCTTGTTTGCAATAAGATTATGATATGCTGAATTGAGCCTAAAATTTGGAGCGGTATACCGGGCTCGAACCGGTCTTATTCTAACTTGGAAGGATAGTGCCATACCTACTAGGCGAATACCGCAATGTTTAACAGGATACGTTTTATTTCACCAATTGAAAGTTTTGTATTTGCTGAATGTATCCTAAAACTTGGAGCCTCCAATAGGAATCGAACCTACAACCCCCTGATTACAAATCAGGTGCTCTACCAATTGAGCTATAGAGGCATTATTCTTTAAACTTTGTGTTTAGTGCCACACACTGTACAAGTGGCGTTAACTTTTTTGAAATCAAGGTTCATTACTCGCATACCTTTTCCGTATGTTTTGTCTTGAAATTCATGATTACAATTGCATTTCTTTACTTCTACAGCCATTAGGCACCTCTTTTAATAAGAATGTTAATACGATTTTGATATTTACGTTTATCACGTGGTCTAACAGTTTTTTCAACTAGTTCTTGTAATTTAGCTAAACTAAAATTACCAATTCTAACTCTACCATTTTTAGTTTGATTAGGGTTAGCTTTTCTGTTTCCTTTACTAATAGTTGCCATTTGATGTCCTTATTATACTATTATTTATTATTGTTGTCAATATCTTTTTTAAAGAAGATTTTATAATCCGAGTATCTTTCGTTTTTGTTCTGAAGCAATGAATAATGGAATACTATCAATAGTTTTAACATATTCTACATCATATAATGCATGTTTACAAACCTCTAGCAAGTCTTCCGGTTTACAGTAAAGTTGTACAGTATGATATCTATTATAATCTTCTTCAAGAAGATCATCTGCCTTAGTTTGTTTCATATCAATAATACAATCAATGTCAGATAATCTGTCAATTGTGTCAGTATCTAAATTAGTATACAGAAAAGTAATTTCATCGTTTTTTTCAATTTGTTCATTGAATATATGTTCTAATTCCGTTATATGCATCTTACCCTCATTCTTTATTGTTGTCAAGTGTTTTTATATTTTCTTCGATAAATTTAATTGCTTCATCGACTGGTAATTCACCTACTTCCACATGAAATACATTTCTGTCTTGTGCATGAGCACCATGTGAATTAAATGCTACTGTTGGCAATTCTTTATCAAATTTAGATACCAATCTTTCATCATTATATGTATCTAACACTTCTTCAACAACTTCCTTTTTCTTACTGAAAATTGCATCCCAATTATCACGATATGCATTGGATGTGCATTTAGTCTGGATTATATCACCAGTTACATCATTTCTTGTTGCCATTGTATATCCTTTACATTTTTGTTGCCAATATAGTTTTGGCTAATTCTTTTGTTGCGATTAAATCATTCTGACTAAATGAACTTTTAATCTTTTCTGAAAATTCAATTCTTTCTTCTATTGTCATTAATCTATAAATTATTTTTATCAATTCATAATCAAATTCAGTTGGTTCTTCTAAATTTTCAAACATAATAATTATCTAGTCAGTGTGTTAAAATTGGTGGAGCTATCCGGGTTCAAACCGGAGACTATGCCTTGCAAGGGCATTGTGTTATCAACTATACCATAGCCCCAATTTAAATATTATATCAGTTATTCTACATTGTGTCAAGAAAACTGATAAAAATTGATTTAAAAAGTATCTGCTCCATCTCCTGGAATCGAACCAGGCTCGAACGGTTTAACAGACCGACCGCACACCTTGTGCGTTAAATGGAGCAGATACTTCTTGGATTTATTCGTTTTGTAGTTTAGTATCAAGAGTGAGTTGTACCAAGATACCGATCATTCAAAATATTGTTATACAATATCTAAATCTCGCACCGCATGTTATTGTAAACTATCTTTTATTTATATTTTATCAGGATGCCTTTAACATTTTCAATTTTTCAGATTGACGTTTAAAGTTTGCTGAATGCATCCTAAAACTTTACAGGATCTTTTTGGTGGATTTGAACCACCTAACTTACGATTACGAGTCGTTTGTATTTTCCAAAGGAAAGTTGCTGTAAAGATCCTAAATTTTGGCGGAAGATGTGAGATTCGAACTCACGCAACCCTTTCGAGGTTGACGGTTTAGCAAACCGCTCCATTAACCACTCTGGCAACCTTCCTATATTCATGGTAGCCGAGGGCGGAGTCGAACCGCCACGCCCGAAAGCAAGGGATTTTAAATCCCTCATGTACTACCAATTTCATCACTCGGCCATTAATCATTTTTAGCAGGTTAGTTGCTTACCTAAAGCTAATCACGTATAGCGACCGGAATCGAACCGACTGTTTATTTTGCTGTAGCTAACCTAAAAACTTGGAGGCAGCGGGATGATTCGAACATCCGTCCTTTGGGTTATGAGCCCAACAATCTACCACTGATATACGCTGCGTTAATTCTTTGTGTATATTATACACGATTTTTTAATCTTGTCAAGATTAATTTTAACAGGATCCTTTTTTACGTTGCTTTACCAGACTAAGCTAATCCCAGGTAGTTTTTCGGGGATGTTGGATTCGAACCAACGATCTGCGGCTCCCAATGCAATTATTGAATGCTGAACGGATCCTAAAACTTTTAAAATTGTTAAAGAGCTTATTAACTAATATGTGTACATTATACATTAATTAAATTATATGTCAAGTATAATTTGCTTCCCATCCATCTTTTTCAGTAAAAAATCTTACTGCCTTGATATTTGGATATTCACCAGCATCGAACCAATGTTTTACATTAGCAGGAACACTGATTAAATCATTTGGTCCCACATCAAGTTCATAAACAGTATCAGATACATTAAAAAAGAACCTTGCAGTACCATGAGTAAATAAACGCATTTCATAATCAGTATGATAATGCTCTTTTTTAAACTGCTCTCTTAATGATTGATAGTTGTTAGTTGATCTATCCAATACAATAGTATCATTGTAAGGAACATCATAATCATATTTTATTTGTTCTATAATGTTCTCATCGGTTGGAACATGGACATATAATACATTAATATTATCTAATTGTCTAGCAATTTCTTCATATTCCATGTAAGTAGTAAAATCTTCTGTGTTATCATAAATTTTTAACATAATACTACTTATCTTTTGCACTATAATAGTGCTAAAATTTGGCAGCGCGGGAGGGATTTGAACCCCCAAGAATGGTTTTGGAGACCATCATGATACCATTTCATCACCGGGCTAAAAAATAAATTCCAGGATAGTTTAATCTCTATGAAACCTCTATCTTCCTATTGAAAGTTATCTGGAACGGGCTAACTCACTCTTGTTTATTTTAATAGGTTAAGAGCTTAACCGCCACAAAGGGCTCCTATTGTTTGGCGGAAGCGGTGAGATTCGAACTCACGGAAGGTATTAACCTTCGTCTGATTTCAAGTCAGGTGCATTAAACCATGCTCTGCCACACTTCCTTTTTTCTTTTTAATATTTCTAGATTTGTAAGTATCTAACTGTGAATCACAATTACTACATACAAAACGTAAATTTTCAATTCTATTATCGTTAGACACGCCATTTATATGGTCAAGAATTAATGGCATAGGTTTACCTTGCCATTCAGGACCAATGTCACAGCATTGACATCTATATGCTATCATATTATTCTTGATAATTCTATTTTTTAAATTATGACGAGCGTATGTTGAATTTTCTATAAAAACATCTTCGTCTTTTAAGCGAATAGAATCTAGATATTGAGTTGATCCAGTTTCTTTACCTTTGTTCCAAGGTGTGCATCCTTTTTTTGCTGGCATAGTGGTCTCCAAAATAAACTTTATATGTTTATTTATATGCATTAGTTTGAAATACTAATGCAATAGGCCATGCTCTGCCACACTTCCATAATTTGGAGGCAGGTCATAGACCTGCCTCAATGATTGGTACCCTCTCTCAGATTCGAACTGAGACTATACGGTATCTAAAACCGTCTCCTCTACCAAATTGGGATAAGAGGGCAATATTCTATTTATCTGTTAAATCTACTGCTAATAATAAAAAAGTTAGCATCTTTTCATCTTTCAATCCAATCCAGTATGGTCCAGTAGATTGGCTTGCTCTATAATGATGCCAAATGCCGACATTTATACCATATTTTTCTTGTAATGTATATCTACATTCTTGTGCGCCTTTGGACCATGTGCTATTGAATCGTAATGCTACAACATATCCATAGTGGTATAGATGATGTGTTTTATTCAGTTTAACAACTTTCATATTATTAATATATTCTGGAGCTAATAATCGGGATCGAACCGATGACCTCCACTTTACCAAAGTGGTGCTCTACCTACTGAGCTATATCAGCTATTTTAATTGGCACCCTTGGAAGGACTCGAACCTCCGACAATCCCACGTTCGTAGCGTGGTGCTCTAATCCACTGAGCTACAAGGGCAGTAAAAATTTGTTCCTCAATAGTTGCTCTGCTATGCCTGAGAAGGCTTTACGGATCCAGCAGTGTCTACACTATTATATAATGGCTATTGTTAAGTAGGTGTCTCGGATACTAAGTTTCTGAGCCGCAATGTTTCAGAAACTGTTCCTACAAGGAACAAAACTTATAATAACTTTAAATGACCAGTTATTGGGTCAATATTTTCTGGATAATCTGGTCCAAGTGCTAAACAAGTATAAGTTGGTACTCCACCGAATTCAGTTAATCCTGCATCTTTAATTAATTTTACATTTACACCATTATCAATGGCTTTTTGGTAAATGTCAAGCAATTCTTCTTCACTATCAACTGAAACACAAACTTTGGTAAATCTACCTTCTAACCATTCTTTAAGAGGTTGTTTATTTAATTGGATTACAGCACAATTTCCTAACTGAGATTCATATTTGTGATAACCATCGTTATAATCGATAGATGCATCTAAATATATCTCGCTGTAGTTAAGAATAGCGCCTAATGATGCGTGTGCTAATTGCGCCGCCATTTTCCCAGATCTAACTTTTTGTCCTTGGGTATTTCTTAAATCATTCCTCCACACGAGCACTTGTTTTGGTTCATTATTAGCCATATTTTTTTTTCTCTTTTTATCAGGATCTGCTTTTTTACGGTTTCCTACTATTAGAAGAACTCTTAACATTTAAGAGTGCAGGATTTGCACCTACATTCCCGGCCTGGAATGCTAAATGTATGCTGTATAGATCCTAAATTTGTTTTACTTCAACTGCGATTTTTTAAACAAACGATCCAACTTAGTGTTGATATCTTTGCAGTATTGTTCAGCCATTAATGCAGCTTTCACTGCAGCATCAGTTTTAACATTTAATACAGTCACTGCTTTGTTGGTGTCAGCCAACTCAGAAACTAATGTTTTCTGGTTTGATTCGATCACATCGATTTCACTTTGTAATTTAGCGATATCAGAGTTTGTAGCACAACCAGTTAACCCAATTAATGCAACTGTAAATAAAATACCTAATTTTCTCATGTTATACCTTTGTTAATTAAAAATTGCAGGATGATATGTTCTTGGCGGAGCCGAGGGATTCGAACCCCCTATAGATACCTACTTATCGGCTTCGGGATTACAGTGCTGTAATCATCCTATGTTAAACAATTAAGATAATCGTTCTTTTTCTGATTCCATAAAGCGTGTTCGTTTTACAAGTGATAAAACGAATTCTGACTCAGCGATTGATTTGGAATCAAGGTCAATTCGCAAGTTCAAGAAGTAAGAAACATCATTATGAACCAGTTTAATGGAACTATAGTCTGTTACTTCCGCAGTGAATGATTTTGGAATTTGAATTACAATATCCAATACACGTTCAAAGTGTTTATCCGCATCAACAAAGTATTGTTCAACAAATGTTTTTAAGTGATGTGGTGTATTTCTTAATGTTTCGGATTTATAGTTTCTATAATTTCCGACTGAAACTGTTACCGCTTCAATAAGGTCAGTACCAGTGTATCTAGGATACTCAGGGATTAAGTTGTAAGGTTTTTTTACTTCTTGTTCAATTACTAGCATTATATCATTCCGATAATAGTTAAAAAATTGGCAGGGATACACGGATTCGAACCATGGATGACTGGATCAAAACCAGTTGTGTTACCACTACACCATATCCCAATTGTTATTACAGGTTAGCATTTTAAGTTTTCCCAATTAAACTACATTAAGTGACCAACCCTAACGCTGGGATTCGAACCCAGAACTTTCTTTTACAATAAGATTTAATAAAATTGCTGAAACTAACCTATTGGTCGTATTCGCTGGTGACTACCCTCGAATATTCTTTAAATTATTTCTATAAAGTCTTCTATCATACTTTTTGCTTTCTTGTATGATTTTTCATTCCACAATATGTCAGAATTATTTGGAGCATGTCCAGGATTTCCACCTAAATGACTGGTACTTATCAAGTACTCTCCTGCATCAGGATAAAAATAATTTATAAATGCTTGCCCATACCTATAGGTTGGAACTTTTACTAACATCCATGTAAAATGAGCGTTAAATTCTTCATACTGTTGTGTTGTTATTGAAAATTCAGTCATGTTATATTTAAGTTAAGATTACAGGATACACATTTTTACGGGTTTGATTAGCTGTCAAATGTATTATTGTTGCTGTAGGTATCCTAAAACTGTTTATGCTATGTATTATACAGCATTTTAAATCATTGTCAATGTTTTAGTTAAAAACAATTGCCAATGTAAAACGGTGTTGTGGACCAATAATTGATTGTGGTCTAATTGCATGTGGAATATTTGCATCGAAAACAATTAATCTTCCAGGCGTATACGGTGAAGTGAATTGTACTTCTTTATTATCTTCTGTATAAAATTGAGTTTCACCGTGCCAGCCATCTTGCCAATCTAAATTTACATAATACAATAATACTTTTTTTTGATTATGTATGTGTGTAAAATTCACATCACTAGGGGTTGAGCAATTGACAACTGATTGATACATAGTCAGACCATCTATCATTTCACTTACAACCGTATTTTCAATATATTTCATAATACCAATATTATCAATATCTTGTTGAGAAAATACAGAATGAAAAAAATAATCATTAGCTTTTTTATCAGGTTGATTTGTATCAGACCATCCAATTCTGAATAAGGAGTTTCTACAAAAATCATATGCCTTACTCCTAAAATCCATTGGAAATAATCCATCAAATACTTCTATTTTTTTATCATTTTCTAATGATAATGAACGATGCTTCATTTTAATTCCTTATCTAGTATATCTACGTTGTCAATATTTAATTTGGGGGATGATGTTGGACTTTAACCAAATCTTTAAACTCTTCGTCTAATATGTTCATTACTATGTAATTGTTACAATACACATCTCATAAAAATTGGAGCGGGTAATGAGATTCGAACTCACGACATCTTGCTTGGCAAGCAAGAGCTCTACCACTGAGCTATACCCGCTTAAAATATTAAGGTTGCCCAGCTCTAGAGTTTGGTACCCGATGGTGGATTCGAACCACCTACCTCACCCTTATCAGGGGTGCGCTCTAACCAACTGAGCTAATCGGGTATAATTCTATTTAAACGGAGTTTTTTCACAGGCTAATGCATGATGATATGCTATTTTCATAGCCTCATATTTTTCCGTTGCTTCGCTTAATTGTTGCTGTAATTTTAGCATATCTTGTTCTACATAGTCAAGATTTCTTTTAACGATATCCGATGTTCTTTTACCTGCCATACTTACCTCGCAAATCTTTTAGATTTTAACAATGACGATAATTCTTGTTCAAATGAAAAAGGTTTATTATCTTCTGGTCTATCGTAAATATAATCTGGAACAATGATACCGATACAAGTTAGTGCATTGTCTAAACTAGGTTCATTAAAAGTTGCCCAAGGCAAGTTATTCGAAGAATGTTTAAATAACCACAATAAACCATGCATTTGTTCACTAGTACCGCCATTCAACACATACATTGTTTTATGGTTCTCTGCCCAAACTGTAAGTATTTCATTACCAGGGAAATTATTGTTGATTTCCTGTAAGCAATGTGCAGCTTGAATTCCATGTTGTATGGAACTTAGGTACATATTTGTTATAAAGTATCCTCTCATATATTCCTCTGTGTGTTTGGAGGTAACGGGTAGATTTGAACTACCGACCAACTCCGTATGAAGGAGCTGCACTACCACTGTGCTACGTTACCATTATATAAACTAATTAGGGGTGACCGATGGGACTTGAACCCATAAAAACCTGAATCACAATCAGGGTCGTCTACCAATTCCGACACGGCCACACCTAATTAGTCTAATCTTATATTAAACTACACTACGGAAGGATTCGAACCTTCGGTTGCCGTCGCATTCAACACACCAGTGTACCGTTACGAATCGAACGTATCTTACCACCATTTATAGTGTAGTTTATTATAAAATCATATAGTAAAGTGCATTAAACAAGGGAAAACGAATGTTATACATCCTCCTGTCTCCTGCCCTCAAGCTCAACACCCTCCTGGCCAGTGATGTCAAGGTGACTGATTAATGCACTTTAATATAAAATCATATAATAAAGCATACTACACGGAATTGAACCGTCTTCATTCAAGCCCGGAGCTCAAACTGTGATCCACACAACGCTGATCAGACGCTAATATGCTTTATTATATGATTGTTAATTCCATTTCATGAAATTTATTAATTCCTGTATTTTTTCTTTTTTAGATTCATCTGATAATTTTTTAAATTCGGCCCATCTTATTCTAATGCCAGTCCATCCCAGGTCAGATAAAATTTGAGTTCTAATATTATCGTGTGCAACGATACGTGTGTCAACGTAATGCTGTTCCCCGTCTATTTCCAAGTATAGTTTTTCTTGTATATTTGCAAAATCAACTATATATCTGTTAATATTATGCTGAAATTTTTTATTTACAATATGGACAAAACATTCTAAAAAGTATTGTTCAGGATATGAAATTTTGGACGAATGATTTAAAACATATGGTATTTTATCTGGGTTTAATTCTAAATATTTTTTTCGATGTTCAGAAATCTTCTGTTTTGTTTCTTCGCTATGTTTTCTACCTGTACTAATTATTGACATCTTTTTTCGATGTTCATCGGAGATAATATATTCAATTCCAGTTTCTTTTGCTTTTATATATTGATTTTTACCTTTCTTTCCCAACATACCATATGATGGTTTAACTATAATACCATTTGGATTACTTTTACATCTTATTTCATGTTGTGTTAATGAATTTTTATTTTTACATTCTCTACCGCAATATTTGCACTTTAACATGTATATCTCCAATACTATTTTATTTATCAATTAAAGTCAAGTGCTTTAACATATTAGTATTGGTGTGGGTGAATGGATTCGAACCATCGACCTAGAATTTAAAAGATTCTTGCTACTACCTACTGAGCTACACCCACCAAATTTTCTTGCCTTCTTTTTCTGTTTTTGTCTTTCGTTTCATAATTATTTCCTATGTTGTTATAACAGGATACGTTTTTACTAGTTGAATTAAAAGTTCAGTGTAAATTGTTTGCTGAATGTATCCTAAAACTGTTTATGCTGTTAATTATACAGCATTTTTATACGTTGTCAATTATTTTATCTGGATATTGTGCATCACGGCGTTCAATTTCAGCATATGGACTGTAGCCAGGCTGTAATTCCGTGATATTAGTAAATCCATTGGTTTCTGTAATCAAACTATCATTAGAATCGATAGAACCACGATATTTACTACCATAACTACCTTCTAATTTACCAGTACTCGGATTAAGATCACCCCATTTAGTGTGATTACCACCGATAACTTCAATATAGTAGGTTTTACCAGTTCGGTATGAATAAACAACATGTCTACCGGTATCTTCAGTTTTTGTAAAAAATTTCTTTCGGGTTCCTTCGTCCATAATAGTTTCCTTTGTGTTTGGTGCCTCCTGATGGAATCGAACCACCGCAACCAGTGTGTAAGACTAGTGTTCTCCCATTAAACTAAGGAGGCTAAAATTGTTGATTAGACAGATTATTCTTCAAGAACTTGTTGTTCCCATTTACTTTTTAAATAGATCTTTTTACCATGCAACCAATATTCTTCTTCTGTGAAATTAGTAATAACAGCAGGGCCGTGTTCATTATGATATTTCCCATCTTGGCAATAACAAGTTCTGCTGCCATCATATCTAATAATTGCTGGACCATCGGTGTTATGCGATCTTCCATTTTTCATAAAAACTATTGTTGTATCAGATACGCTAATAGTGAGTTCAGGATTGTCTGGGTTAATATATTCCATAATTACCAAGTTGTAAAGTTAAAATAAACAGGATACGCTTTTTCATTTTTCAAGAATGTTTTTTAATTGCTGCATGTATCCTAAAACTGTGTAAATTATAACGTATTATTTGAACATTTGCAAGATATTTTTCATAGCATCTGTA